CGATGGTAAGGAGCGTATAACTTGCTCCGTTCCGTCTCCTTCCTGATTTTTGCCAAATGCCCGTCGGGCATTGAGAAATAAGGATGTGCGACCGTGAATATCTCACCGGATTGCCCTACGTTGTTCGCAAAGGCATCCGGTATCGTCACAATAGGCGTAGCAGGCGTTTCCGGTTCGTCCGTTTGTTCGACATAACACCTGCACCGATATCCGTTGGGCGGGTAGTTCTGCAGCCAAAACGGATCGTTAATAGGTTTTACGACACCATCCAGTATCCTATGTGACTCTCTTACCCGTTCATCCCCGGCAGTCACATACTTCAGGTTAGGCATTATATCCGCATTCTCCTTGAATTCCTGCCATTCACTGGCGCGTCTGCCGCTTGTTTCTGCCGTTTCAAATTCCGTGCGAAGGTAATTTTCATTATAGTCTTTATGAATTGCCATTACTTTTTCCCGGAAGTCCTCATAAGAAAGTTTTTTCCCCTTATCATCATAAAGGGCATCATTCATCTCCTTAATTTCCTGATACGTCTTCGCTCCGGAGAACTTGAACAAGTTGTCACGTATCCGTTGAGGTTCTTCCGCCTGTTCCGGATCATTATAGTCGTCTTCTCCCCATCCTTCAGCCGCCTTCTTATTCAGTTCCTCGTATGTCTTTCTGAATAATTCCCCGTCAATATTCCCTGTCTTAACTTTACGTTTGTAAACCTGTTTCATCACTCTTCCGATGATACTGCTGAAATCATACTCCCCGGCTTCCATGACAGGCGACGTTACCGTTTCATCGTCCGGTTCGGTCTTTTTTTTTTGAGGGTCTGTTTGGGGCTGATTCGGCAATGTTCCTCCCTGCTGCTCACCACCGGGATTTTTCTTTTGACCAATGATCGGCAAACCTGTTTTTTTAGCAACTTCTTCATGGTCAAACTCAAAGGTATAAGCCAGCTTGTTGATCGCTTCGATGTATTCTGTGATAGACAAACTTTCCGTGTCGTCCCACTTCAGTTTCAGCCTTTCAAGCGGTTTGTATACCGGGCTGATCTTTACCAGTTTGGGAATGATAATGTAATTGAAATAAAACTGGAACAACATTTTATCATATTCGTGCCGCGATTTTTCAACACGTTCATGTACTTCTGCCGTACCTTCCCACGCACCGTTTTCAGTTGTTCCCGTCTGACCCAGCAAACGTTTACTGATCTGGTTGTCACATCGTTCCTCTAACGGTAAAAAAGCATTGGTTGTGTTTCCCCCGGCTTCTTTCCCATACTCGACCGTTTCGTTTCCTTGCAGCACAGCAAAGAAATTATTCCTGAAGTCCGTCATCATTTCGAATAATTCGTCCATCCGCTTTTTATCCATTCTGTCTGAAGTAACAAAGACGGGCGGAACACCATATTTTTCGATATAATTCATCCATGCCCCCAATCCTAATTTCTTGGCAAGAATGATGACCGCCAGTTCGTTGAGCATCCCCAGCGACCACGGATTACCGAATTGTACATAGTACGGTTCAAGCGCACCGTCTTTGTACGACCATCCAGTCTGGTCTGATTCCTCCCTGATGATGATTTGTTGTTGTGGAATGTAATTTGACATGGGAATTTCTTCGACATGGCTAATTTCCAAATTATCATCAAGGTGGGAAAGATCGGCAAGTGATACCCCCTGTAACTGATGCAGAAAACAGATTCTGATAAGCTGGTGAAACCATGGACGATCCAGTAATTTTTTTGCTTCCTCATCTTCATTGTCATTATCATCCACAAGGTTATATTTTGCCTGTTGCACAGGTAAGACGCGATTGTCAATGGTCGTCTGCAAATGTTCATCGTTATATAACGACTGAAAAAAGCGGTATAATAAACCACGTCTGGGATCATCCGGATCGGTAGCTGCGGTCACTGACATGATCCAGTCGTCAATGGTCTTTTCCCGATAAACAACAGCCTGCCTTTTATACATTGTTCCTGACGTTGGCAACCCACTGCTGTCCATTCGATAATAATACTCATTGAGTACATTCTTCAGGTTCATCCGACGAATAGCCTTCTGTTGAAACCAGTTGAATATTTCTTTTAATTTTTTGTACATAACATACCTTTTAAAAGCGATTTAAGAACTATTTAAAGAAACCATCCACCATTGCGCGTGTGCCCGTATAATATGGGATATTGCGCGTTCCCGTCTTCATCCGTTACCGGGGGAATATCCTGTGGCAAAGTCATGATCCCGTCGCGCAGTTTGACAAGTATGCCGTCTGCCCAATCGTTCAAGCCCGACAAGGAATCCGGAACTTTACGGGTTGCATTCCGGCTGACAGCACGACAGGCTGTGATACATGCGACCACACGTACCAACAACCCTGTCCGGATCGGAGGATCACCAAATATTTTCCCCACGTCGTAACGACCACCGATATAGGCGCACACTTCACTTACGACAAGGTCTTCAATCCCTGCCAGTATCTCTTCTTCTTTCTCTATACTTTCGATCAGCAACCGATTCTGTATGATGGTTGTCAGATCATCCATGTTGATGTACTTCATAGTTACCAAGTGTATTTACGTTTATATCTTCCCGCTTTCCACGGTCGTGACGCGGGTTCATCCTCTGATTGTGGGGGATCAGTGTATATTTCAAGTTTCTTCACCGCCTGTTCATCGGCATCCGGACTGTCGTCATGTTCTGTCATACCCGGTTCAACCGCATACAATTGCTTTAAGCCGACAGCTATGTCAGGGTTTGACTTTAGCAGTTCATTGACATACATACGACCGTTCTGATAATACGGGTGCATGGAAAGCATACGAAGCAACTTGGTCATCGTTTTGGGAGTTTGTATTGGAACCAAATTAAGCTCCACCCCCGTTTCCGCTTCAGCTTCCTCAATGTTCCGTTTAACTTCATCATTCCAGAATTGACTCTCATATTGCCAAAAACAGATAATGCCCCGCGCCTTAAATTCCGCCTGCTTCATGCACATCCACTGTACACATAGTTTCATTTTTGACTGTTTGACAAAACCATCAATCAGCCAAAATTCATTCCTGTGCCGTCCCCAAATCTTACATGCGTTAAAGTCACTTGTATCTGTCCCGGCATACGCAATGTCCCAATGTGCTACAATCGCATTCATCGTGTGCAAGTCTGGGAGTTTTCCCCACTTCACCATTTCGGGCTTGAATATTCTACCTTTGACAAGCGGGACATGGTTATACTCCGCGTGTGCCGCGAGAATACCCATGTCTTTTTCCTGTTGACGATAGAACTGGGCGGAATACATCGATTTCCACGCTGGTTCATACGTTACCGGATCATAAGCCTTCACCAAGTTCCAATCCCAATCAGGATGCCGTTGTTTTAACAATGTCTGAACCATCCGGGATGCAAAACGGTTGTTAGCACCTATCAGACGTCTGCGCTTTCCCGTCATGGTTGCCAGTATGTCCGCTTCGATCCAGTCCGCATAATCATCCTGCATCCGGTTATTTTTGATAGTCTGCGGTGTCTCCAAGTCGTCGATCACCCACAAGTCCGGACGGTGCGCACCTTTACGAAGTCCGCGAACCTTTTGCTTCGCACCGAACGCCTTGCAAATAAAGCCGTTCATCGTTACAAAGTTTCCCTTTTCCCAATATCCCGGATTATACTGCTCGCCAAAGTCGTGTTTCAAAAGTTCGTTTGCCTCGAATTCCGCACGCAAATCTTCCAGCAGGTCACAAGCGCGGTCAAACGTATCGGAAACGATACACATATAAAACGTCTCACCGTTAATCCATAACCATAGGGGGATAATCACATCGTTCCACACCGACTTTGCAAGTCCGCGTCCCCATTCGGCATATCCCTTGTAAATCGGATCGTTCATCACCTTATTGGCATGAGCGATCTGAAAGTCCGCACAATCCGCTGTCGCATAATGCGGAAGATAAGTTTCAACAAGGTATTTGACGTCATTTTTGGCACGCTGTATGCGGTTCATCCGAACTGTCAGCGATTCGTCCGGATCAATCAGGTTGCCTGTGCACCGTGCACGTTTTAACTTCTCCTGATACTCTTTGAGGGCTTTGCTATCTTCGACTTTCATTATCCCAACATTTTTGCGGCTTCATAAAGGTGGTTCTCCTGAAAGTCCAGTGTTTTAAAATAAAGGTCTGCATTGTACACCTTCATCGCATCGAATATACGGCTCATAACATCAATGTAAATAGCCAGCGTAATCCGGTTCTTTTTGTCCACCTCTTTGAGCTGGTTTCCCCATTGCGCCACACTGTTGTCAAGCGTAGCCGCCTGTTTTCGTAGTTCGAGCACCTTGTCGCTGTCACCTTCCGCAATGGCTTCGTCAATCATGCGCAGCAGCTCCAGTTTTTGGTCTGCAAGAATGTTGATAATCTGTTTCAGGTTGTCACCCTGCTTTTGCGATGAAATAACAGATGCCTGACGCTCTTTTTTCCAAAGTGCGTCATTCTCATTAATCCAGCTTGAAACAGACCTTTCCGACACGTTTATTCGTGTGGAAATCTCCTTGCACGTCATTCCTTCACGTACATAAAGGTCGTGCGCTTCTTTCTTCAATTTACGGTAGTATTCTTTGCTTGGCATATCGCTTCCTTTCGTTTACGCAGCAAAGGTCATATTTCATCATCACCTGTGGAAAACGGCTTTTCATGTTGGAACGTATTCTTTCCAAGTTGGAAAAAATACGTCCTTGTTAACACTGTTTT